CTCAAGTATGCTCGTGAGGATCGTACACTCAAAGCAGTTAGTATTAACCCAGTGGACATCATTGGAGCTCAGATGTTGTGGGTGTTCAATACCAAAACACGTAAACTGGGCTGTTATGTAGCTGAGAACCTGGGCCAACTTGGGATCAAAGGCAGTGCCATCACTGGCTATGACACAGAACGCAGTGTAGCCAAGACTGTGCGTAAGCCCGACGAGCATATCAAGGAGTTTATGCGAGCCGGCAAGGTAGCACTACGCACCTGGATCAAGGATATCAAAGCAGTTGAGATCAAGCTCAACGGTAGGATCAGCACAGATACACTGCTACTACGAGTTGGCTAAACACCTACCCCAGGTAAATACATTATCTGGGGATAGAGTTAAATGGCCACATTAAAGACCGGGTTAAATCAAAGGGGCAGTTTGACCACCGACAGTTTAGGTGGTCCAGGCCCTATTGCTTATAATCCCGCTGGTTTAGACACAGTCAATGATAGAAAAAAGGAAATCATTGACTACATACGTTTGAGGTTAGCAGATGGCATAGTAGATGTTGAGTTGGATCAAGATCACTATAACTTAGCCATTACCAATGCACTGCGTCGTTATCGTCAAAAGAGCAGCGCCAGTGTTGAGGAAAGTTATGCTTTTCTAGAACTGCTGCCAGAAACACAAGAATACATACTACCACAACAAGTGGTTCAAGTGCGCCAAATCTTCCGTCGTGGTATTGGAAGTCTTACAGGTACCACAGCTAGCCAATTTGAACCCTTTGCATCAGGATATCTAAATACCTATATGCTGGTAGCAGGCCGTGTTGGTGGCCTAGCTAACTACGAACTATTTGTAGGTTATCAAGAACTAGCTATGAAAATGTTTGGTGGTTATATACAATTTTCATGGAATCGTGTAACTAAAAAATTAACCATAACCCGTAAAATTCCTTTTATGGGGCAGAATCCAGCACAGAATATCAGTGAAAGTGTACTGTTACATATAGACAATCTTAAACCTGATATTATGTTACTCAATGATGCACAGGCATTTCCTTGGATACAGGACTATGCTTATGCACTTAGTAAAATGATTCTAGGTGAAGCACGTAGTAAATTTGCCAGTTTGGCTGGACCACAAGGTGGTACACAGTTAAATGGCACAGCCTTGATTGCTGAAGGCAAAGAAGAAATACAAAAGCTAGAAGAGGACATCAAGGCCTATGTTGATGGCGCTATGCCACTTACCTATATTTGGATAAAATATGAGAGCACATGAATTTATTCTTAATGAAAAAAGACGTAAAAAAAGAAAAGCTCGTTCAGTAACTGGGCCTTATTACGGATATTATTATGGATTAGGTACAACCACTGATTCTGGTGCCGAAGGTGGTGATGGCGGTGGTATGGAAGAAGGAGAGCTGATCCCTTGGCCCAAAGGCACAGTAAAAGTAGATGTAAGTGATGTTTATGATTGGTACAAACTAGGACAACATATCAGCAATCTCAAAGGCCTAGGCAAGCACGACTTTGGTGCAGGACCTCCCAGTACCATATTTTCTTTTGGTAGTGAAGAACTTGAACACAAATTTATTGATGCATTGAAGAAAACCGGATTGACTACCACAGACATCGATCCTGTTGATCCCAAACAGCCCGCAGGCATGCCTCGACAAAAGACCGATCCCACATACAATGTTGCAGAAAACTTTGCAGACGGCAAGGTCAAAGGCAAAAGCCGTCCAGGACGTGTGAAACGTGCGGGTGCCAGTTGCTCAGGATCAGTCACTGATCTAAGACGTAAAGCCAAAAATTCTTCAGGTGAGCGTGCTAAAATGTATCACTGGTGTGCCAACATGAAATCAGGACGTAAAAAATGAGAAATCTAATAGATCTTATTGAAGCAGCCGAACAAGGTTGCCCACCTGCTACACAGAGCATAGACTTAAATCTTAAGAATCGCCAAAAGGCCATAGACGAATATCACTATGGTCCACTCAATCCCAACTTGCCCAATGATGAATACTGGGCTGAATTAGCTGACAAATGGAACACATCGGACGTAGAGTCAGTAAAAGCTAATCGTTGCGGCAACTGTGCTGCTTTTGACATCACAGAAAAAATGCAGTCGTGTATCGCTAAAGGTATTGGGTCAGAACCCGGAAGCGATCCTATGAGCACAGTAGATGCTGGTACCTTGGGTTATTGTAAGTTTTTGAAATTCAAATGTGCTGCCAAGCGTACCTGTGATGCCTGGGTAGAAGGCGGCCCCATAACTGATTAGGTGTGCGGCGATGATTAATGAAACTCGTCTGCCAATTCGTTGTTGCCCAGAGGAGAAACACGGAAAATCCTCAGGTTCTTCACTATCTTCATCTGTCCGTATTGCAACCGCACTAGGTATTTATAAGACACCCTTAGGACCCGTTTAATTACGGTGGTGTGGCCGGCTGCTGGCCCAGACTACTCGGAGTCGTGCCCGTTAAGTAGTCCGAAAGTGAGCAATTTCTAAATCTCTCTTGCTTTTTCAAAATAAGTAAAGTATAATGTATTTTTCAATCAGGAGACTCAAATGGCATCACGCATGTTCAGCGCCGAGCAAAAGGCAAAACTAAATCAAATCATAAACGAAGGCATGGCAGTATTAACCGAAATCGAAGATCTCAATGCGGGTCTTAACGACACAGTGAAAGCCATTGCCGAAGAACTGGAAGTCAAGCCAGCCATTCTTAAAAAGGCCATCAAAATTGCACAAAAAAGCAAATTGGGTGAAACCAATGAAGATCATGACACACTCAATGATATCCTGACCACAGTAGGCAAAACCTTGTAATGTTTCAGTTTGGTGACTGGTTATATGCTACCTGGGGGTACATAAAAAAAGACTACACAGAATGGCCGTTGCGTTTCTGTGCTGAAGTGTTCTCCTGGGCCTGTAGTGTGGTCAGTGCCATTATATTTGCCTTGAGCGTGCCGGACATACCTGTAGTACCTCTTTACAGTATATTCATATCAGGTTGTGCAGCAGCGGCCTGGACCTGCTGGACACGTGGTAGTTTTGGTCTATTAGCCAACTATGCTTTTCTTATACTAATCGACGCCATTGGCTTGATTAGGTTTATCATCAAAACCAGCGTGTAAGACTTTTGTGTTGCATCAGGTATTTGATCAAACCATTTACGAGTATCAAGATCAAGAATTTGTCAATCATGCCAGGTCCTGGTTTGATGGCACAGCAGACCTGAACTGGACCAACGAATTGCGTCTGTTGAGAAACATTGGTGATCTAGACCATATTGAGCAGTTTTGTAAAACTGTTCCAGATCATGCCTTTGTTAATTTTATTACCACCCACGCCGATTACTATTTTAAACACCCTACTGTCCTAATCGGCATTTGGCCTTTTGCCATGACTGCCGCTCTCAGTCATGCCACCCATAATCATCCAGATTCGGTCCTCAGCGGTACCTACTACGTAGACACTCCTGCGGGATCAGGAGCCATAACATTTCACGATCAATCGCATACACATGCCATAACGCCTAGACCGGGCATGTTGTTGATTTGGCCCAGCATCATGGTTCACTCGGTTCCAAAATGTGATTTTGTGGGCACACGGCGGGCAATTTCTTTTGATATTGCTCTTGCTAAAAGATAAGTATCATAGTATAATATACAGAGTCGCTGGCTTAACCGGCATGCAGAGCAAGTGCAAGCTCAAAGTTGCACACAGGAGAACTAATGTCTTATATTGATGCATTGTTTGATCGCGATAAAGATCGCATACATGTGGTAGAACGAGTCAACGGAGAACGTGTGTATCGCGAGTATCCGGCCAACTATGTGTTCTATTACGATGATCCCCGCGGCAAGTTTCGCACTATCTTTGATACTCCTGTAAACCGTTTTTCCACAAAAAACGGCAAAGAATTCCACAAAGAACAACGCATCAACTCCAACAAACGTCTGTGGGAGTCAGATATCAATCCCATATTCCGTTGCTTGGAAGAAAACTATCTGGGTGCGGCATCGCCCAAACTACAAACAGCTTTCTTTGACATCGAGGTCGACTTTGACCCCGAGCGTGGTTTCAGTAAGCCCGAAGATCCATTCAATCCAATCACTGCCATCTCAGTGTACTTGGACTGGATGGATCGTCTTGTGACCTTGGTTGTTCCTCCCAAGAGTTATAGCTGGCAGACTGCCGAAGAAATCTGTGCATCATTTGACAACTGCTTTTTGTTTGAGCGTGAAGAAGACATGCTCAACACATTCCTTGACCTGATTGAAGATGCTGACATCATGTCGGGTTGGAACAGTGAAGGCTTTGATATTCCTTATACCATCATGCGTATCAATCGTGTGCTCAGCAAAGATGACACACGCAGAATGTGTTTATGGGGTCAGTTTCCCAAACAACGCACATTTGAACGCTTTGGTGCAGAGA